TTCAGAAGCCAGCTGCTCGGGGATGCCTTCAGGCGCGGCGGCCGGGACAGCAGCCTTTGCAGCTGGCTTCTGAACATCAGCCTTGGCGAGCTTGTCAACTTCGTCGGCAGCACGGTCAAAGGAATCTGCTCGCTGCCGAAGCTCCTCAGGCTTCATTGACTGCGGGTGAACCGGCGCGTCTGGGCGCCGCTTCCTGTCCGCCTCAATGCCGTCTGCCCAAGTCCGATACTTCTTGGCCTCACGCCTCAATGAAGCTCGTACGGTGCCGAGAGAGGTCCCGTTTTCAACATCCTTGATGCGGACCTCGACCACCCTGCGCGGTCCGTAGCTGCCTTCGGTCCCCTCAACGCCCTTGGCGTCAAGCTTGGGCAACAGGTCCCGTAGCGCCTGGGCCCGAGCCTTGTGCGCCTCCGGGCCGCCACGAGTGACCTTGACTCCACCCTCAGGCTCAAGCATGTGGGTCTGAGACGGGGCGCTATTGACATGGACCTCATTGCCGTCCGCGTCCTTGGCCGTGATAGCGATACGGCTTCGGCTCCGGAAGCGCCCCTCGGGTGCGGTCCGTTCGACCTTGGTTACTTCGAACGGAGTGCTGTTGGTCCTCCGGTTCGTTGGTCCCCAGTGCCCATCAGCACCCTGGACAAGCAGGATTCTGGTCCCGGGCGTGAGCCTGGACGAAGTGATCCGACCTTGGGCTGTCCCAGGTGCGGCCTGTGGGACGTTGCCCTGCATCGGCAGCGCCTTGGTGACAGCGCGACCCTGGCCAGGAGGGAGTGGCGCCGGTCCAGGCCCGGGGGCTGCCTTCTTGGCCCCGCCACGGGGGCCAATCCAGTACGCCGTGTTGGCGTTGGGCCTGTCAACCGAGCCATCTTCGAAGGTGACTTCGATGCGAGGATTTCGATTCCCATCGCCGCCAACGCGTTCGACTTTGGTGATCCGCATCGGAGGACGGTTCGGCCGATACGAGTTAGAGGCGATGTCGCCAACTTCAAGGTTCGTGGCACTCTTCCTGGGCGTGCCGTCAGCGAGTGGGCGCAGGAACTTGGGTGCCGTTGTCCTCTTGGCCGCAGGCGTCGCCTTAGGGGCAGCCTTCTTGGCTGGAGTTCCAGGGATCAGGACGCGACGACCACGCTCCATCTCCGACTCGACGCGCTCGACCCTGGGAGCCGCCTTGGCCGGCGTGACCTCGGGCTCCTGCTTAGCTGCCACCCGGGCAGCAATGCCCTTGGCGACCTTCTTACTGAGGGCCTTTTGCGGCGGAGTCATGCCCTCGAAGTCGACCAGGTCACCGTCACCTGTCCTGCCGGCAGCCTTCTTGGCTGCAGGCGTTGCCTTAGGTGCCGCCTTCTTGGCTGGAGCCTCAGGGACATTCAGGACGCGACGACCACGTTCCATCTCTGATTCGACGCGCTCGACCCTAGGTGCCGCCTTAGCTGGCGTAGCACTAGGCACGGCCTTCTTGGCGCGGACGGCCTTGCGGGCCTCAGCCACTGTGCCGGCAGCCCCAGGGGCCTCGGCGATGACCTTGCCACGGTTCAGGACGACATACTGATCCTTGGCGCCCTCGGGCCCCACGCCCAGGGCCTGGGAGCCACGGGGCACATGGATGGCGTCGTAGCCCCGGGACATGGCGTAGCGGCCGATGTCGTCGCCGAAGACCCTGCGCAGACGGCTGGTCTCTGGCAGACCCTCCATGTACTTGTTGTGCTCATCGATCAGGTCGGGAAGCTCAACGATCTTGGCATCTTTCGACAGGCCGTACCGGGCCACAGCACCTTCGGTCAGGTCGCTGTAGCCCTTGGCGTGCTGGCTATTCCTGGTCATGTAGGTGCCGTTGCCGAAGGACCCGATACCCATGTGGTAGCGGCCTTCACGGAACTCGTCATGAACCTCGGAGGCTGGCTTGCCCTTGAACTCCCCGCCCATACCGGGTTCGGCCCGGCCTGTGGTGTTGACGCCCCGGTACAGGACCAGCCCAATGTCCTTGCCGCGACGCTGCTCGAACTCCTCCCGGCTCACGACCTCAGGTAGCTGGTCGAAGCCCTGGGCCTCGGCTATCTTCTCGCCGAGCAGGTCCCCGCCCCGGTCAGTGTCAAACGAGTTCCTGCCCCAGCCGCCACGCTTCTGGTAGTGAGGGTCCTTCTTAGCAGAGTCAAGGATCGCCTGTGCCTCAATGACATCCCGACTACGGTCCTTTACGGATGCCTTGCGGGCCTTAAGGTCCGCCTTACGGGCCTCGTCTACGTCGGCGAAGTTCTTGAGAATGGCAGCCTTGATGGTGGGGCTGTCGCTACGAGCCATGCCCTTGACACCAAGGTCACGTGCGATCTTGCGCCATTCCGTGGCCGGCAGTTTCTCACCGTAGAACCGAGTGCCCTTGCGCTGCTGATTAAGGTTCGTGTCGAGACTCTCAAGGACCCGTGACCGAGCTGCCTCACCGTGGGCATCGACCAAGGCCTGGCGTAGGTTACTGGAATTGACCTGACCGTCAGAGGTGATGATCCTTCTGGCCTCGTTGTGGGCCTGAACGTCGGCCCTTTCTGCCTTCTTACTGTTTTCAATGCGCCTTAGGGCCTGCCGGTGCCTCCGCTCCCTGGCCGCCTCCTGCTCTGGGGTCTCCGGGGGCGGTGGTCCTTCCTTCCTGGCAGCAGCCAACCGCTCCTTGAACGTGGGTCCAGTCTCCTTGGCGGGAGCTGCCCTAACGGATGGTGCAGTGTCCTTCTCGATGGCATCGGTGTGCTGGTTGTACAGCGCATCCCAGCCGTGGGCCACCGGCTTGCCCTTGGAGTCATGGATCCAGCCACCAGCTCGGCCCTCATAGCCATGCTTCTGGCCCCACTTCCGGGCGCGGGCCTTCTTCTGGGCCAGGGTTATCGACCTGGGTGCCGTGATCGCCTTAGCGATCCGGTTCATAGGTGAATCGTCAGGCTCATCCGGCCTGGACAGGCGGCGTGCTGCTTCGGCCTTGGAGATGCGCTTGTGACGAAGCTGATCCGCGACCAGGTCGATTCCGACCCGGTCGAAGTCGCTGAGGTCCTTGTCCTCAACCCTGGCCATGTTCTTCCAGGGCGTGGTGATGTCGCGAATTTCCGCATCGGCCTTGGCGTTTTCGCGTTCGGTCCGGGCGCTGGTCCTACGGGCAAGCTCCTGGATCCTGGCCGTTTCTGCCTCGTCGCGTTGGACCTGTTCCGGGGTCCGGTTCTTCTTACGCTCCTCGTCCCGGGCCCGGGTCTCGCGACGGATCTCAGCCACACGCTCCCGCTGTCGGCGGTAGGCCTCAGCGTCAGCCTCCTCCTTGGTCATGGCCTTTTCAGGCGTGGCCTTGGCGGCAGGGGCAACCTTCTTGGCTGGTGGGGCGCCAGCCTCTAGCCGATCGGCACGACGCCGAAATGCTGCTGCTGCCGCATCCTTGCGACTGGCCCCGTCCTGAACCTCTCCAGGGTCGTTGATGATTCCGGCAAGGCGTCGGTCGATATCAGCCGAACGCTCCAGGAGATCGGCCCGCTCCCGTAGCGACTCTGGTGTGTCCGAGCCCTCACCGGCGTACCGGCGGATCGTTTCCCCGGCGTCGTCGAGCTTGTTCCCTGGCGCCCGACCAAGGTCCACGTTGGGGTCGTTATTCAGCTCATCGACCAGGCTGCCAGGCTCAGCGGCCGGGGCTGCCTTAGTGGGTGCCACCTTCTTGGCTGGCGTGGCCTTAGTCGCTGCCGCCTTGGCGGGTGCAGCCTTTTTGACTGGACGCTTGGATGCGTTGAGTTCTGCGAGCCTGGCCGCATGGGCCTCGTCGCTTTCGCCTTCTCGCTTCCGTCGAGCCTCCAGAGCCGCTTCCAACTGGTCCCGGTCCATGGTGCTGCGACCAGGAACCTTGAGCTGGGTGGCTTCGCGACGCAGCTGGGTGATGGGCGTGGGCCTGGCTGCCCTGGGTGCAGCAACCTTCTTGATGGGGGCAGCCTTAACGGCCTTGGCCGGTTCGGGTGTGGCAGCAGCTGCCTCTACCTGGTCAGCCATCCGCTCCAATGTGGATGCATCCGACCGGGTAATGTCGCGTAGATCTTGCTCGTCATGCCCCAAACGATCGGGCATGTCGCCTTCGGATAGAGGCTCACCGGTACGCAGCTCCTCGGCTCCACGGCGTAGCTCATCGGCTACTTCGCTGGGAGTGCCGCCGTTCCGATTGATCCTTCTGGCGTTCTGAATGTACCCACGAGCTGGCGTGGATCCAGGGGTCTCGCCCCTCAGTGCAATGTCGACAACCTCGCTAGAGGCTGGCCGTGGTGCTGCTTCAGGCACAGCCTTAGCTGGTGCTGCCTTAGCTGGTGCTGCCTTAGCTGGTGCTGCCTTAGCGGGCGCAGCCTTTTTGACGGCAGGAGCAGCCTTAGCGGCCTTGACCGGAGCTGCCTTAGCCGGCGCCGCCTTCCTGGGCGCACGCTTCGTTGGCTCAGGCGTAGGCTTCCCGGCCATGACCCGTTCGGCCCGCTGCTGGATCCGTTCCTCGTCCGGGTTGCGCGGGAACCCAGGCTCATCGCGTAGCTTCTGGTACCGGCGGACAACGTCCGCGTCCTTCTGGGCCTCGGTCCGGGTCAGGCTCGTCTGAGTTTCCCGGTCAGCGCGAATAGGCGCCGGGGCCTCTGGCGCTGGCGGCGTGCCCTCGACCTGCTGACGTAGTTGCTCGTTCTCTTGGCGCAGGCGCTGGTTGTCAAGCTCCTGGAGACGGGCCATACGAGCTTCCCGTGCGTCCAATGCCGCTTGACGCTTGTCGATGCGTCGCTGCTCATCGGCCAAGCGGGCCTGGTCCTCAGGCATGACCTGCTTGGACTCAGGCCCTGCGATCTTCTCCCGAGGTGCAATCTTTGTGTCCGGCCCAACGACCTTGCCGGCCCCAAGAGGGACCTCAGCTACAGGCTTGGTCTCTGCTGGTGGACCCTGAGCCGGCGGGATATTGGGCTGAACCGGCTGCTCGTTCGGTGCTGGCGTCCCGGCCGGAGGCAAGCCCTGCGGTAGGGGACTGCCCTCAGGAGTCAAGCCACGACGGGCCAACTCATCAGGCGTGGCCTCAATGGCTGGAGACTTCTCACCAGGAGCCAGTTCCCGGCCCAGGGCCCGGGGAGCAGTACCAGAACCACTCCGGGGCATGACAGTGGCGAGGATGTAGAAGCCGCCACGGCCGTCGCTTTGGATCTTGTCCAGCTGGAGCGGCTGTTCCCGGTCCAGGACCACGGTCCGGGAGCCATCGCCCTTGACGATGGCCTTGGTGCCCCTGGGGGCAAGGATCCGCATCTCAATGTGCGGGCCCTCGATGGGATGTGGGGTGCCGATGTTGGTGGGCGCATAGCCCAGGTCATCGATCAGCTTCCCGGTCCACTCCTCCACCTCGCCAATACGCTCCGGAGGAAGACCAAAAGCGTCTGGCCCCACGACCCGGCTCAGGATCAGGTCGTTGTCAAGCGGGGCCATCATGCCGTCGAGGTCCCGGACCCGAGTGCCCTGGGTACTGGGGCGCTTTGTGTCGAGACCAGCCCGTAGCGAGGACTGGATGTCCTCGTTGCCTTCGCGGGTCAGGAAGTAGTCGAGGGTTGCTTCCTGACCCTTGCTGCGTGGCTTCTTGTGCTGATTCAGGTAGCTGGCGGCATGGTTGTCGGACTTCAGCTCTACTGGATCGAACCCGGCGAGGATCCGCTCCACGATCTGCCGGGCCTTGGGGGAGAGGGTCCACTTGTCCCGGAACCGGCCGTGGGAGTCACGGGGGTGTAGGTCCGGCTTCCACTGGCCCCGGACGGCATCGCCCAGGGCCGAGAACTCGGTCGAGAAGGCAGAGCTGAGCATCGTGACAGGCGCAATGCCGATCCCGATATCGTCAGACCAAAGGTCCAACATTCCGTCAACGTCGACCGTGACCACAGAGCCACCTACTCCTGAGCGAGGGCCCGGAACCGTGCGTTGTACTGGATGAAGATCTCGTCATCCAGGTTAGTAGGAGAGACAGATCCGGCTGGCGGCGACTTGCGCTCAGCCAGTTGCATTCTTTCCTCGTCAATGGCGGCTAGCTGAGCGGCCCGACGGTCCTGGTTAAAGGCCTCCAGGTCCTCGTCGATGGCCTCCAGGCGAGCGGCCCTGGCGGACAGCTCTGGGTCCACCTCCGGCTCTTCTCCGTCCACACTCGGTGCCTCATCGCCATTGAAATCACCCGAGAACTCGGTGCTGACATCTGTGCCCACGTTCTCCTCCTCCTGTCCGATGACACCCACGGCCATGAGGCTGAAGGCATGTCCACCTTGCTCCCGGTAGATGGGGAAGCCGGGGTTGTTCACGGCCAAGGCCGCGATGAGTTCCAGATTGCCGTTGACCTCACGCCAGTCGCCGGACAGAGCCGAGGCCCGAAGCTCAGCGACCCTCTCCGGGGTCATCGTCGTGGTCAAGGCACCGGACACCCAGATGCCGTGCCGGTCCTCGCCGATGTTGACGACGGCTGCGGCCCACCCGGTGTTGTCGTAGTGCTCGCGGCTGGGCACGATGCCCCACTGGGCGTCAGCGTGACCGGTGCCAAGGGTGATCTTGCCAATGCCTACCTGGCTGCCGTCATCGGCCAGGACAGTGCCCACCCGGAACAGGCCGTAGCCGGTCCGGGTCTTGGGGGCCATGACACAGGCCCGACCGATGCCGACGTGGCACACCTTCCACTGGGCCAGGTGTCCGAAGACCTGGCCATCGTCGGTGATGGTCAGCTTCGTGGGCGCCTTGAACTTGGGGTCCTGGAACCATTCGGCCGGCGGCGACAATGGTGCAACGCTCGCGAGGAGAGCGGCCCCTTCGTGATCAGTCTCCAGTACCTCGACACCACTAGCCATTTGACTTGATTCAGAATCGGCGGTCTGGACACCGTACTTCTCCAATGCCTTCTGGATACGCCCCTTGATCGACTTCAGTTCCTCAGGGCTGTACTTGGCGGCATTCTTGGGCATGTTGATGTAGGACCAGGCGGCCCGGCAGTGCTCCTCTGAGTCCAGGGGGTACCTCTTGACGCCGTCATCCTGGTAGCCAGGGTCGGCATACTTGACGTTGCCGTATGGCTCCTTGGCGGCGAAGGTTCCGGTGTACGTCATGTTCGTGGCGGCGGTCCCGGAAGTAACGGGAGCCGCGTCCCCCACGTAGATGTTCACGTCAGGCATTTGCTCTCAACCTCTTCCTAGTACCCGCACTTCATACAGACACCATTGTCGAAGACATGATCACCTTCGGCGTCATAGGCGTCCTTTTCTTCGTCTATGCTCCGGCGAACATCCGCCGGAGGCAATGGGGCAAATTCCTCGGAACAGCCACAGTCCTCATCGGTATTGATGGAGGCCTGCTGTCCCTGCCGGATGCTCTGCTGGAATGGAGATGTCAGGTTGGCATCCTGGAACGTCTGGGCCAAGGAGGCGTAGATCTCGTTGATAACCGGGACCATGGCCTGCTTGTCTTCCTGGGGAATGTTCGGCAGGCCGCCATGGGCGCCGGAAAGAAGTGCCGCTGCCGCATAGGCCGCGTGATAGATAAGGTGCGGCTCGTTGTTGATGATGTCGCATAGCGGCAGGCGGAAAGAGTCCTGCGCCAGACTGTCGCCAGTCTGGTTGCCATTGCGCCACAGGAACGCCGAGGCGTATCGATCCAGGCTCGGGTTCTCGGACCCGATACCGGCCCAGTAGGCAATGCGCTTGACGGCATCGTCCGCGTCGTAGCGGTAGTCCCGAGGGGCCACCGGCCAGTGCTTCCAGGAGTCCCCGTTGACGTCGAAGCTGACCCAGGCGTCAATGTCCAGGTCCGGCATCACCGAGGCCAGGAGTGCCTTGTCCTCACTGTTGTCCACAGACATATGGACCTGGTGGAAGGCTGGCATCGGGACCAGGGTGGTGCCGATGACGTTGTACTCCTTGAACAGGGCAGCCTTCTTGTCAGGCCGAACCGGGTGCTTGATGGCCTCCACAGTGAAGTCCCGGTCCAGGTCTACCGAGGGCCCCATGACCTTCTGATTGAGCATGTAGATGGCCTTGGGCACCTCGGGCACCATGGACGGGTCAAGGAATTCGCCGTCAGCCCAGTAGCCTCCTGGGCCTTGGTAGATGCGATTGATCTTGCCCACAACCGTGGCACCCTCATGTCCCCCAGAGCCGAACCGCACCATCAGGGGCATGGGCGTGGGGCGGTGGGTCATCTTGCCGGCAGCGAAGATTCGGCCGTCCCCAGTGGGAACCTCGGTCGGGGCGATAAGGCCCTTGAATCGGATGGCCATTAGCGCATCACCTCTGCTCCATGGACAAGTCGAAGGTCGCATCGACAGCCGCACACGTTGTCTGGGTGGCCTGTGGGATCCCCGGGAAAGAGCAAAGGTTCGCCCTCAACGATGAAGGGCTGACCCAGGGGTACGGTCTGGTCGTTGGCCAACTTGTGCCCCAGCCGTTCGCGACCGTCCATCGTGGTGTCCCACAGCTTCATCAGGTCCCGGCGACCGTTCTTCTGGGCCAACAGGCCATGGGCCAGGAGACTGGAGCTGCGGTGCCGGGTCGATTCCGTAATGGCGATGACGCGGGCCCGTCCGTCCCAGTTCTCGGAGCCAGTGAAGTCCAGGACCTGGTCCACGCGGTGGGCGATCTGGTCCGTGGTCTCGCCGGCATTGGTGCCTTCCAGGATCTGGCGCACCACCATGGCGTGGACCTCGTCTGGGATCCGGACGAGAAGGTTGTAGGTCAAGGCGAGATTGGCCTGGATGTAGGGGTCGCTCGGGTCGTAGTCGCCAGGCAAATGGGCCGCACCCCAACCCTCCTGTAGGGCTGGGGTCAATGCCCGGATGATCCGGTCCACCTGCTCCTGCCACACCGGAACAGTGGAGGCGATGGCCTGCGGGTTGGGCTGGGCCTTGTACTGGCGCCACGGCGCCATGACTGCATCCCGGGCACGACCCAGCCACCGCTTCAGCCCATCCTTGGCCGCGCGATACACCGAGTCCTCCGCTTCCCTACTGGCCACGAATGACCCCATCCACCTGGAGGGTGGAGAACAGGTTCGGTGGGTCGTGGGCAATGCCCCGGAGCAGGAGAATGGAGCAGTACTTGGACAGGGTCGTCTGGAGCCTGGTCGTGTCGAAGTCGTCGGCGACCAGCTTCGTCATCGCATCCAACTGGTCCCAGGCCCCGGCCAATAGGCGGTTGGCATGAGCCTGGTCCTGGACCTTGATGCGGGTGTGCAGCTCGTTGTGGGGCACATCTGGCCACCGGTGCCGGTTGTGCTGATTCAATAGCCGCTTGCCGGCCAGCTCCAGGCCCCGGCGCACCGTGGCCTCGGCGAGGACGACGATGCCCATCTCCTGGAGACCGGCGGCAGACGCCTGGATACCGGTAGGTGGTGGACCGGGCGGGGCCCCGATCTTGTCCATGGTGTCCGGAATCGGGGGAGGCAGCGTGGTCTGGATACCGGTAGGTGGCGGCATAGGCGGAGGGGGACCACTTCCACCGCCACCCCCGGGGCCCATACCAATACTCTGGGCAGTTGGGGCAATCATGGACAACTGGGGCAAGATGTCTTCGCCCAGTCCCACGGCCTTGCGAATGGCCTGGTTCTGAATCAGCTGTGGATCCCGGAGCAGAACTTCAATTAGTAGGGTCCGGCCGGCTTCTTCCTCGGTCGGGGCCCAGGTGTCTTTGAAGTTGCCAATCTCCCGAACGGCATCGGCCCCGATAATGCCTTTCTCGTACAGGTTCAGAGCGTCCTGCAGTCGCTGGGGGCGAAGCTCCAACGGGCTGGTGTCGTAGGCATAGGTGTAGCGCTGAGTGTCCTTGCCCATGAGCTTGAGAGCGGGGTACAGGTACGCCTCGGTGAGCGCCTCACAGATCCGGGTCATTATCGGTTCGATGTGAACCTTGATGCCGTACCCGTCGATCAGGAAGCCGTTCCAATGATTCTCGCCACCAAGCCCGCTGAGGACTTCGGGCGGCATGTCCATGCCGACACCCAGGCGCTCAATGGCCTCTTTCCGTAGCTCCATGGCCTGCTTGGACAGCTCACTGTCGAAGGTCAGGAGCTTGAAGCCGTCAGCGTTAGCGGCCTCAATAATGTGGGGCAAGACGCCGAGAGCGGTTCCTTCACCCCGGAGGCTTTGGGCGGCAGCTGTGGCAAACCGAATCATCAAGGACTCGGCGTTGTTGGTGCTGTTCTCCTCCTGGGGCATATCCAGGTCATTGGGAATGATCAGGAGGCCGGCGCCAACAAGGCGAGAGTCAATCTGCGAGGCCACGTACTTGGTGAGCTGCTCCAGCTCCCGGAGCACAATCTGACAGGACTTGGCGGGAGAGTCCGCGCACCACACCCGGAGCGGGTGCGGAGTCCACACCCGAGTGACCACGTTCCGGTCCAGGTCCAGGTACATGGGGCTGCCCTTGGGCCCCCAGGCCCAATCCCATTCTCCGTTCGATCCCTTGACGCGCCTAAACTCCGTGGGCGTCAGGACCCACCACTTGTCCGTCACCCGGTTCGGGTCCGGCTGCCCAACGATGTAGCACTCGCCGGCAACGGTCAGGTCCACACCCATCATCCGAAGGTGCTCAGCCTTGGACGTAGGGCCACCCAGCAAGGTGTCACTCAGGGCTTGTATCTGCTTGTTCTTCGTCTCGCCCTGGACCCGTCCCAGTTCGTCGACATCAGCGACATAGATACGGACCCGGGAGCAACAACTACCCACCCAGCTGGCGGCAAACCGAAGCTCCGGGGTGATGTCGTAGAGACGCCAAAGTTCCCGCTGCCAGGCCTCGTCTCGAAAGCGCCAAGAGTTATAGGAGGCGTCGTCGAACCTGAACCTCAGGGCCGAGGCAACAAGTGATCGGGTAGAACGTGGCTCCGGGGCGTCATCGGGAACAGCCGCCAGTGCCTTTCTACCGAAGGCCATTTACTCCTCCTCTTCGAGGCGCGCGAGAAGGATCGTGGTGTAGGAAAAAGCAAGCCAGGCCGGGACGGCGAGCCACCACAGGCGCCAGGGAAGAGCCAGTAGGGCCCAGCCGACAGCGGCGGGGAAGGCAATCCAGATAGAAGAACATGCTCGGCAATGCACAAGGTAGGCAGCGCTGGATTCTTCGCCGTACTTGGTGATGACCCAGCGCCTGAGCCACAAGGTAATCCGGTCGGCTGTAATTAGCCGTGTGACCCTGGCTACGGCGAGCGCCACAAGGATAAAAGACAACCACACCATAGGCAGATGATAAGCGGTAAGATCTGAATTACGTATCAGGTGGTTGACGCAGGAATAAACACCCGTACATTGGGGTGCTAAAATTCAGGGACCAGTGGTCAACCCCTACACCGTTGCCCACGCCCGAATCACCGCTGGTACTGGCTCCACCGCACCCGTACGTGCGGGTGAACCAGATCTGTGCTTCGATGGGGTATGACTCAGAACAAGATCAACGGCTGGCGCATAGCCAGTCGCATCGTGATCAGCGTCATGGCCACGTTCCTGATCCTCAGCGGACCTGGAGCCTGGGCAACACCCACGACCCAACAGCTGGTCCTCGCACCAGCCCCTGGTATCAGCTGCACGAACCCCACCCCAGGGGCCAACGGCACGTTCACGTTCACGTGTACGTTGACCGGACTCACGACACCAACTGACCCGAGCCCAAGCCCGAGCCCGTCGCCAACGGCAACGCCAAGCCCCACCGTTGTGCCGACGACTCCAGCACCCACGACCCCGCCGCCGACGCCAAGCCCCACGGCCACCACAACGCCGGCACCTTCGCCCAGTGGCGTGGACTGCCTGCACCGGCTGGCAGCCTGTGGGTTCCCGAACGCGGACAACACCGGGACCGTCCCTGGCGTGACTCTGGTCAACTCCACTAGGACCACGTACGCGACGTCCGGTGAGCTGATCCGCAACATGAACATCCAGGGATGCGTCGAAGTCCAGGCCGCCAATGTCACCTTCCGGAACGTGCGGATCGCCGCACCTTGCTTCTGGGCGGTTCGGAGCTTTGCCCCGGGCACCTTGTTCGAGGACGTGGAGATCACGTGCAACGACACCCCTGGCAGCAACGGCTACAGCAACGGCTCCGGTGGCTCAGTCACCTTGCGCCGGGCGGACATCCATGGTTGTGAGAACGGGCTCAACGTCCCGGGCAACACTATCGTCACAGACACATGGATCCATGACCTGTTTGACGGTGGGGACGCGCACACGGACGGGGCCCAGTTCAACCAGGGTGCATCCAATATCAACTTCACCCACAACACCATCGATGTCCGGGGCAACACCACGTCGGCCATCATCCAGTGGGACGAAGGCAACCCCCAGAACAGCAACGTCCTGATCTCCCGGAACCTGCTCGCCGGAGGGGCATACACGCTCTACTGTGCTCGCCAGGGACCTGTGACCAACGTGCGCATCCTGGACAACAGGTTCGTACCCGGAGCTTTCGGCTACGCCAACAGCTGCGTCGGTAATCATGTGACGCTGTGGTCAGGGAACGTCCTAGACTCCACGGGTGCGACGGTGGCCGGGGAGTAGGAAATAGGCCTTGACACCCGGACGTAGGGGTCGTAGGGTCTACAGCAAGACCTGGGGCCAATCCGATAACAACGTCCATAACCCCGGCGTCCAGGTCTGCACACTTGACAACTACACATTGACATCTGTCGTCAGATCCGATTGGCAGGAGTTACTTCCTTTGATATAGGAGAGGTTCTGGGTTCGAGTCCCAGCGAGGCCACTTGTGGCCTTGTAGCTCAATTGGCAGAGCGCTAAAAACACTTCAGCCGCCTTTGTAGCCTGACGACATCAACTTCGGTTGCCAGATCCGAAGGCTCGTGGGGTTACTTCATACAACTCACACGGAAGCCCTCCGTTGGGCCCAGCCCACGGTGGGACACCCTCACAGCCGCTCATGTTGCCTGGCGACATCAGCTTCGTTCCCAGATCCGCAGGTGCGAGTTACTTCTTTCAATTTGGTGAAAACAAAGTGACACTTGCGCCGCCTTGTTGCCTGGGAGCACCTACTTCGCTGACAGATCCGTTAGTACCGGGTTACTTCGCAGGTTCAATTCCTGCCCCTCCCACTCTTGGGATGGCCGCTGGCGCGGACACCGCCTTGAAACGGCGGACACCTGGAACGCCTTGTCGCCTATCAGCTATTACTACCCAGGGGCCGGATCCCATCAGGACACCGGCCCCTTATTTTTTGCCCGAGAGGAGAAAGACCATGGCAAAGCTCAACACCAAGACGACACGGACGGCCCGTGCTCGTACCCCCCTTCAGACCACAGCCCAGGACACGGTCACGTTCGAGGGCGCACCGGCCTGGTCGCGTGACGCCAAGACGGACCTGTTCCTTCTGGCTGTGACCAACTTCTACGGCGAGGACACCTTCTACGAGAAGGCTCAGGAGCGGAACACCCGGTTCGCCGGGCTGGTCCAGCAGGTCGCCAAGGAAGACCCCAAGTGGGTCGTGGATTTCCTCGTGTGGCTGCGGACCAAGGGCAACATCCGTACGGCTGCCGTCGTCGGTGCCGTGGAGGCCGCCCGTGTGCTCCAGGGTCAGGTCATTCAGCCGGGACTGCCGGGCTACGCACGTGAGGTCATGAACCGTGTCCTCGTCCGCGCTGACGAGCCGGCCGAGGCCCTGAGCTACTGGCTCAACACCTACGGCAAGAAGATCCCCGCCGCGATCCGTCGTGGTATCGCTGACGCTGCTGTCCGGTTGTACACCCAGCGGAACTACATCAAGTGGGACCGTTCTGGTGACGCCGTCCGGATGGCCGACGTCATCGAGCTGACGCACCCGGACCCGGGCACGTTCGAGCAGTCGATCCTGTTCAAGTACATTTTGGACAGTCGTCGGCGCCCGACCGAGATCCCAGCCGAACTGACCGTGCTCCTGAACCGGGGCAAGCTCCAGGCCCTGACCGACGCCGAGAAGGCCCGGCTCCTGGCATCCGACCAGGCGCCTGACGCTCTTCAGGGTGCCGGCATGACCTGGGAGCAGGTCTCATCGTGGGGCAAGCTCACGGCCAACGTCTGGCAGGCCGTGGTTCCGACCATGGGATACATGGCCTTGCTCCGGAACCTCCGCAACATCCAGGAGGCCGGGGTCGACGCCAAGACGATGAAGCTGATCCAGGAGACGCTGGCAAGCGAGGAGGCTGTGCGTAAGTCGCGGCAGCTGCCGTTCCGGTTCCTGTCGGCATCCAAGGAGGCTACGAGCCCGTACTGGGCGCTACCTCTGGAGACCGCGCTCCAGTACTCACTGAGCAACATCCCGCCGCTTCCGGGCCGCACCTTGGTTCTGATCGACGTCTCAGGATCGATGCACATGGTCATGAGCGGCAAGAGCAGTGTCAAGGCCACCACGGCCGGGGCCCTGTTCGGCATCGCCCTGGCCCTGAAGGGCGAGGCTGTGGACGTATACGCCTACGACACCAGCGTGAACCGGTTCGAGGTGAAGAAGGGTGGCGGCGTGCTCCGGGAGACCGAGCGCTTCGACAGCCTCTACGGCCGGACCGGTGGCGGCACCCAGACCGCCCAGGCTCTGGCGACCACGTTCAAGGGCCACGACCGGGTTGTGATCATCACTGACGAGCAGACCTTCGGCCCCAGCCGTGGGTTCTGGCAGGGCAACGTCAGTGACCAGGTTCCAGCCAACGTCCCGATCTACTCGTTCAACATGGTGGGCTACTCGCCGGCCATGATGGAAACGTCCAGCACCCGGCACCAGCTGGGTGGCCTGACGGACGCCACCTTCAACATGATCTCCATGGTGGAGGCTGGCCGGCAGGCGAAGTGGCCTTGGCTGGAGTAGGTTCGAATGGTCAGTCCACCGCAGCCCCCTGTCCCCCACGACCAGGGGGCTGCGGTGTCTCCCGACTAAGGCCTTGACTACACCCGGACGTGGGGGTAACCTTAGTTCGTCTGGAGCTGACGGAACGGCCTCAGGCAACACTGACAAGGTGGTTGCCCGGGATCAACCCAAGCCCCTAGGCTCAATGGGACAAGGTCAATATGGGCGAGATGTAACCGGTAGCATGGCGGTCTCCAAAACCGTTCGAGGGGGTTCAAGTCCCTCCGCCCGTGCGCAACGCACCGTACCCAGCGCCTGCCCGGAGAGGGAACAACAGGTTGGAGTCTGGTCAACCGGTTCGAGCCCGGTGCGGTGTGTGCAACGCGAGCGACGTGCAATGGATGCACGGCAGCCTCTAAAGCTGCCTGGAGAGGGTTCGATCCCCTTCGTTCGCACGGTCCCCGGTTCGTCCGGGGAACTGTCTCTTGAGAATTCCACAGTGGACAGCATGTGATAAAGTCCTGGCCTCCGGGTCAAAGACCATGCCTTTGGCCATAGGTCAAATCAGCTTGGGCAGCGCCCTGGGGCCAGGACAATCGGGATGTAGCGCAGTTAGGTCAGCGCACCTGGTTTGGGACCAGGGGGTCGCCGGTTCGAATCCGGCCGTCCCGACAAGTACCGCAGGAAGGCCAGAAAGATGAAACAGCCTGCGGGACGGGGAGCGTGCTTAGTGATCGACGTGTGAAGGCGTTTCTCGGGGCGCTGGCACTGGAGCATGCAAGGAGCGGGTAGGAGAGGGACCCGTTCCATTAGTTCTAGACCAGGACTCAGCTGAAAGGAGGCCGTGATGCGGCTAAGTCGTCATTGCTATGACAAGCCCCATCGCTGCCCAGGCTGGGCTGGTGGGGGAACGAGATACCCCAAAGGCGAAAGCCGGTGTGAGAGTGGCCGTCTCCAGATCAACTATGAGGATCGCTGGTATCGATGGCGTTTCCACCGGTGCAACAGATGTGACGTGGCCGCTTGGCCCATCGTGGTTCAGGAACTTGACTGGACCTGGTGGCGGTGGCGTTTCCACGGATGGTTCTGGAAACTGAAGGACTGGTACCAGGACCGGCAGTACCGCTGAAAAGAGCTTGGGCCTTGCCGGAAGGGGCCCAAGCTCCCAGGGCTTATAGCTCAATTGGTCGAGCACCTGTCTGGCAGACAGGAGGTTCCCGGTTCGAGTCCGGGTAGGTCCACGCTAGATCCCAGGACTAGTGGCACAACGCATACCCATCCGTCCATCGTCCTGGGCTCGGGTCAGTAGCTCAACGGCAAGAGCGGCGCATCGTTCGGGTTGCAGTACGCGGGTTCGACTCCCGCCTGATCCACGTCGGCGTGGGGAAGCCCCAGGGGCGGGTAACCCCTCCCCCGCCGGCTCCACAAAGGAAGGGAGCTTGCATGAGTGCTCGTCGGAGGATCGCGGGGATTATCGGTGCCGTGATCCTGGGCCTGGGAATAGCAGTAGCCGTCGAGGCCCCAGCATCAGCACATGGTGAAGCGTGTGGACCAACCCACATCTGCGTCTGGTACGCCGCCTGGCCCGGCGGTGGCAATCCCGCCTACTACTGGACGTCGCCAGCTTCGAGTCAATGCATTCCCTTCGGCCCCGCGATCAATGATCAGATCGGGTCGATGAAGCTTACGTGGGGCTGGTCAGCAACGATCTATGAGAATGCAGGATGCTCCGGCACAGCCATCGCCACGGTCTATCAGGGACAGTTCAAGAACTGCACCCAGTCAGGTTGGGCAGGGGCTTGGTTTGGAAGCTGCTTCCCTCCTGGAAACTCCGGGAGTTCGATCTGGTTCCAACACCCAACGAACTGATCCAACAGCACAAAGGGCATGCACCTAATGCCCCATGTCTCTTTAGCTTAGTTGGAAGAGCACTGGGTTGAAGCCCCGGTGGCGGCGGTTCGACTCCGTCAGGAGACACGGAACCACCAGGCTAGAGCCCTATGGGCTGAACGAGGTATCCAGCAGGGCCCTAAGGCCTGGTCACGGGGGCCCTGCACCCACTGAAAATGTCACACCCCCGGTGGATGATGCGGACTGAAGCTGAGTCCGCCAAGACCCCCTGGGAGAGTTACATGGCTAATGCTGCCGCAGCAAACATCATCAACCACATCGGCCTCGTCCTGGACGCTTCCACGTCCATGACCCGGCACACCAGGGATCTGGTGGCTGTGGCCGATAGTCAGATCAAGCACCTGGCCCAACGCTCCAAGGAGCTGGACCAGGAGACCCGGATCTCGGTGTGGACGTTCGCAGACCCAGGCAACATCAACTGTGTGGTCTGGGACAAGGACGTGCTTCGTCTGCCCAGCATCGCCCAGTACTACCTGCCCCGAGGCAACACGGCGTTCATCGACGCCACGCTCCAGGCCATCAGGGATCTGGAAGAGACCCCGGAACGGTACGGGGACCATTCGTTCCTGGTATACGTCCTGACCGATGGCGAGGAGAACTGCTCCACGAACCGGGCCACGACACTTCAGGCCCGCCTGGAGAAGCTGCCGAATCATTGGACCCTCGCTGCGTTGGTGCCCAATGCCAACGCCAAGCACGAAGCCAAGAGGTTCGGGTTCCCGGCCGGCAACGTCGAGGTCTGGGACACGGTCTCCAGTCGCGGTGTCGGTGAGGTTGGCGAACGGATCCGGGCCGCCACGGAGAACTACATGGTCGGCAGGGCCTCGGGTCTACGGTCCACCACGGGCCTGTTCTCCACCAACGCCCAGGCCGTCAACGCCCAGACCATTGCGCAGGCGGGTCTGACGCCACTGAAGCGGGGCGAGTACATGTTGGTCCCAGTTCCCAGGGACACCGACATCAAGACGTTCACCGAGGAATGTGGCCATACCTACAAACTAGGCCGTGGTTACTACGAACTCATGAAGCGGGAAACAATCCAGCCGGCCAAGGAAATTGTCGTGGTCGAAAGGGCCAAGACGGCAAGGGTCTACGCCGGCCGTGACGCCAGGAACCTGGTCGGGCTCCCGGACATGGAGGTTCGAGTGGAGCCGGATCATAACCCGGACTACAAGATCTACGTCCAGTCGACGTCCATCAACCGGAAGCTGATCGCTGGAACGAAATACTTGTACTTGTTGTAGGCCCTGGGTTCAGCTCAATGTAGCTACAGCACCCAAGAAGTCGACACTGGGCCCAGTCACGTAAGAGTCAAAACCCATAATCGCAACACTGGGCCCAGTCACGGTGCTCGTGGCATCCAAACTACCTTCACTGGGCCCAGTCACGGCGCTACCAGTATCCAAACTACCGACACTGGGCCCAGCTTCATCGAAGCGGCTTTACTCAAGACGACATCTGCTGGGCCCAGTCATCGGTGAATCCAAGTCTCAAAGAAGTGGCACTGGGCCCAGTGCAAGCACCGTTGGAGTAATGGGGTTATCTCGCCGTACCTTCAAGGCGGAAAATACGAGGCCCGGCCCTGGCCTAGGTAGCGGAAGGAAACTTCCGATGAGCTGCTGGTACGCGACCAGCGGCAAGGGCACTTTGAAGAGCCTGGGATTGCCAAGGGACCTGAGACCGATTCCCTATCCCAGTTGGTGCGGCTACCACGGAGCGCGACACCATCAGCCTTCATCCCGAGGCTGCCGAAAGGAAAGTCCCTAGCGCTGGGGGCAGGGATGTAAGGTCTCTTGGCGGTATAGGTTGGCCCTGGTGTACAGGGGAGTCCTTCGGGACTTGGGTAGCTCCCCCGCCGCCAAGGGCCCGATGTGGATGAGGTGTAACGGGTTTGCACGTCTGTCTTCCAAACAGAAGGAATCGGGTTCGAGCCCCGGCATCCGCACGTGAGACATACATACCAATGCCAAGTGAATGGAGAACTCTCCGTCCAGGCCTGTGGGTCCCATGAGGCTGACTCTGTGTACCGCTGCGAGGTCATAGGACCTCACGAGAGACACCGGGTCGGTGAGCACACCATCCGCCACACTTTGGCTGGCAACGGATACTCGTGCGAATCGCTTGAAGATCCAGACGAAGGCCCAGGGTCGTACGCCCATGGTGGCGACCCATGCGACTGTCCCTGGTGGGCACGCACACACTGACCTTCCGGGGTACGGCATCGGCGTCCGTGACCAGACTTTGGATCTGGGGCCTGCGAGTTCGAGTCTCGCTCCCGGAGCGAAAGGGGAGGATCATGTACTGCTTCAAGTGCGGCAAGGCCCTTGCGCCAGTAGATTCTGACGATGAAGAAACGTTCATTGTTCCTCGTGGCGGGGTCATCTTCACCGCCCACGGAAACTACGGCAGTCGGATCTGGGATCCTCCGATAACGTCACCCACGTTCCTGAGGCTGTACATCTGCGACGCTTGCCTACAGGACGGTGCCGCCGAGGTTCGCGTAGGAACCACTAGGGAGCGGACCATATACGAGTACAGGCCCTGGGACCCAGAGGCTGAGTACTAAGCCTCTATGGGCTAACGGAAAAGCCGCCATGTTCAAAGCATGGTGATTCACGGTTCGAATCCGTGTAGAGGTACGCAATGCCCTGGGCGCCTCTGACTCAAGCCACCAGGGCCCTGCCCTTGTAGCTCAGCTGGTGAGAGCGTGGACGTGGTAAGTCCAAGGGGCCAGTTCGATTCTGGCCGGGGGCTCGGGACGCTGGCATACCGGGTGCTGATGGCAGGAGCCAGGGCATGGCGTTAAAGGCCTGACTTGCCCTGGCCTGTTCCCAGAATGGTGAGGAGTCAGAGCAATCCCTTTGCTTCTTCCGAGTTGTTAGGGATCTGAACTCACTGATCAGTAAGTATGCCAAGGTGCTGGTTCGGGAGTATGACCCGGCGTTGTCAGTAGGCCCTTGACCCAACTCGCTCGGGGATGTGGCCGAAACTTTGGGAGCAGCCCACCCTCCTTGACCCTTGGTCGGAGAATGGGTGCGAAGTCTGACGCCAGCACCTTCAATCCAACTCTTGGATGGGGGCCAGTTAACGTGATCAGCCTCTCCACCAGTTACGCCGACATCACCCCAGGGCCAATGGCCATGGGTGGGTACACCTACCCGACACCGCGCATGGCGACGGGCACCTACTCACCGCTGTACGTCCGGGTGACAATCCTCTGGGACCCAAGCCCACGGGCCATCATCACGTTGGACGCGGGCACACTCCCCCGGGACTGGAGCCAGGCCCTACGAGCCAGGCTCCTGACCCTGACGAGCTGGACGTCGGCCAGGATCGTGATTCTGTGTACACACACTCACAACGCGCCGATGACCCTGACTAGCCCTGACCCCTGGATCACCTACGGGGCCACGGACCTGACGGCTTGCAACACCTACTGGACGCAGCTCAGCGACACCGTCGTCGACACTGTCCGCGCGGCCCTGGTGGCTGACCCAGTTCCAGTGACCTTGGACTATCAGTCCATCACCCAGAACTGGTCCGGCTCCCGGACCGCGCCCAGCACCTACACCGAAACGGCTGTACCAGTGCTGGTGGCCCGCAAGAACAACGGCCTCCCGGGGGCGGTGCTGTTCGGGTACGGCTGCCATGCCGTCACGGCAGGGGCACAGACCCTGTGGGACGGGGACTATCCCGCAGCCGCCTGTGCTGTCATCGAGGCTGCTATCCCTAGCTGCCACGCCCAGTTCCTGCCCGGACCGGGCGGCGACCAGGACCCGACGTACGTGCCCCGGATGTGGGCTCAGCGCAACAAGCTCGGGGCCCAGATCGGTTCAGCGGTCGTCGGTGCCGTGATCACGCCAGGGCGGACCTTGACCGGGATCATGGACACTCCGATGGTCGAGATGACCCTCCCGCTACAGGTGCCTTCGACACCCAGCGGCTGGACCACAATGAGGGCCGGCTACGCGGCCCGCCTAGCTGATCCTGCGTTCGGGTCGTACCCGTTCTACCTACGGCACGCCCAGTGGGCCATGGACCAGATCGACGCCGGGAACCTTCTGACGTCCCTGCCGGTCCCGCTCCAGGTCTGGAAGCTGACGGGGACGCCGACCCTACGGATCGCGTTCATCGGGGGCGAGCCGGTCTCCGGGTTCGGGGTATGGATCCGAAGTCACTACGGCGGAGTCAATGGCGCCATGGTCGTCGGCTACGCCAACGAGGTTGGCTGCTACCTAGTGGGGGATACGTTCTTTCCCCCGTACGACACCAACGGTTCCTACGAGGGCGGCTGGAACACAGCCAACCTGAACCTGGCCGGTGAGTCGATGTGTGTCTACGGCCAGCTGAGTCACTTCTGCTATTCACCCGACTCCCGGGCAGCAGAGCCCATCATCCTGGCTGCGCTCACTGCAGCCCTGTCATAGCTCGGTGCGGACATAGCTCAGATGGAAGAGCATCGCCTTGCCAAGGCGAAGGTCGCGGGCTCAAGTCCCGTTGTCCGTTCGTGAACATACACACCTAGAACCCATCGACTAAGGAGGTCGACACAATGCAAGCGGTTCTGGTCCTGAACGCTGACCTTGGCCCTTTGCACACGGTCGGCCTCAGACACGCAATCCGGATGCTCTGCCGTGGTGTGGCAGAGATCCACGAATCGGAGCCTGACATACGGTTCGGTATCTGGCCGATGCCGAAGACGGTCAAGCTGATCAAGTACATCGTGACCAAGTGGCGGTACACCGCTGGACCAGCCTGGTCCAGGCCCGGTGTCCTGCGCCGGGACAAGTACCAGTGTGGCTACTGTGGCGCCCCTCATGGCGTTACCGTGGACCATGTGGTCCCAACGTCCAGAGGTGGACGGAACACCTGGCAGAACACAGTCGCTTGTTGCGACCCTTGCAACCAGCGCAAGCGTGACCGGACTCCAGAAGAGGCTGGCATGGCTCTCATCAAGAGACCAGAAGCCCCGACCTGGGCTGGGCTCAAGCGGTAGTCAGCATGATGGGAGAGGAAGCATGAAGCTTCAACGAAAGGTCGTCGGGATCGTCGGAGCCCTACTCATAGGCATCGTCGGGGCGGTCGTATTCGCAGCCCCCGCCTCGGCTGGGACGTACCGGCACCAGCTGCAGAACGCCTCGGGCTACTGCCTGGAGATCCCGAGCAACACCCGCAACGCGCAACTGATACTCAACACGTGCACCGGAGCGGCCAATCAGCAGTTCGACTTCATCGACGCCGGCTCCAACTGGGCCTACTTCCTTCGGCCCGCAGGCAGCGGCTTCTGTCTGGTGCCAGGTGTTGCAGGCCTCTTTGACTCCACCATCGTCCTGTGGGACTGCAGTTGGAGCGGGCCGCAGGTGTGGTACCTGGACTTCGGTTGGGCCTCCGGCACTCGCGCATTGCGCAACTCCTACAACGGCTGGTGCATCGGTGTTCAGTACGCCTACGCGGGAGCGATGGTCAGGCAGGACAACTGCGCCGACAACTGGCGGCTCTGGTACGTAGTGTGAGTCAAGACTCCTGAGGTTGAAGGCCTACAGGAACGATGCCCCTGGTCCTCGCCAGGACTGGGGGCATCCCTTCCCCGCTCGTCCAATCGGCAGGACGCCCGGCTCTGGACCGGGAAATCGCTTAGGTTCGAATCCTCGGCGGGGAGCGCTAGGGACCCACCAACTTGGCTATCTGATGGGCGCAGGGAAACCTGCCGGATGTGGGTGCTACGCGAAAGCGTCGACAAGGCCAAGCACTAAGACCAAACCCTGGGAGAGTGAAACAAGGTGGCTGAGATAGAGCCCGACGAGGGCTTCATTGACCCAGACGAGGTCGACCCGGAGCGTTGGCGCTGGGACCCATTTCCTGGAGACATCGAAACGTACATAGTCCCTGGGGCAGCCGAAGTCACGGTGTTCCACCTGGCCGCATGCAGAGTGTGCACTCCCTCACTGCCCCAGCCGTTCTATGACTTTGATAAGCGTGAGGATTGGGCCAAGGCGCATTCGGCCGTTCATGACGACATCTCAAGGACAACTGAGATCAGGATCCGGAAACGGCCCTGGTGACAAAGCTTCCGTTGGTCTAGGAGTCACGTCTTAGGGGGAAAGCCAACGGATGACCCAGGCCCTCGTCCTGGGCGTATCGATCAACGCAAGAGGGCCTGGGTCCATGCCGGTGAAGCACGAATAGGTAGTGCAGCCGCCCTGTAAGCGGAAGGTTGTCGGTTCGAGTCCGACCCCCGGCTCGTGAAAAAGTACGGGTTCACGATCTACACGAGGTACTCAGGTTCTCGTAGCAGGACCTATTACGTTGAGATCTGGCGCCAGCCGCTAAGGCTCTGGGTCGCAGCCATGATCTATCACTGGTACGACATGTGGATCTACAAGGTCCCTGGGTTCAGGGCTCTGGAGAGATGGAACAGATCACGGCATGACAGCGAGGACTGGTTCATTCCCCTGAGCTGTCGGCAAGACCTACGGTGCTACCACCTGGCCAACAAGCAGCGCCTGGTCCTGGCGACGTTCGAACTGACCCAGCAGCAGTACCGGCAGCTACGGAAGATGCCCGCGAGGCCCTGAAGGTAGGGCGCCCCCTTCGTACGGGGGAGACAGCGCGTTCGATCCGCGTCGTGGGCTCGGGACGACGGTCCTAGGGCGGTTGCTCCGTGAGGGGGGCTTCGGAGTCAGTGATCACGGCCGCACTGGGCGCCTGTACAGGGTAGCTACGCAATGATAAGGCGCCAAGTAATAGCCCCCCAACCAAAGGGCCCTTAGCTCAACGGTAGAGCAGCTGTTTTGCAAGCAGCAGGTTGCCCGTTCAAATCGGGTAGGGTCCACAGAGATTCAGGTAGGGTCAAGGTGTCGTGCATAGGACGCTCCCACTGGGGAGTGCAGTACTAGTCCTTGGTCTCCTGGGTCTCCATATGCCGAGGTAGGCCAGTTGGCGAGCCGCTGGATTTAGGATCCGGTGCTTGCGGGTTCGAGTCCCGTCCTCGGTACCAAGCTGTCGTAGCCTAATGGTCAGGGTCCCGGCTTGTCAGGCCGGTTGGTGCGGGTTCGACTCCCGTCGGCAGCGCGCAAGGTGAGGTGGCCGAGCGGTCTAAGGCGCAGCACTGCTAATGCTGTGGTCGCTGTAAAGTGGCCCCTGAGTTCGAATCTCAGCTTCACCGCCAAGGGGATGTAACTCAGCCTGGTGAGAGTCCTGCTCTGATACAGCAGTGGTCAGAGGTTCAAATCCTCTCATCCCCACGAACTGCCGTTAGGACGATTAACAACTCCTATCAAGTCTCCTCGACCGGGTCCTGTTAGTGAATTATTGATTACCTGGCGGCAGTTCCCAGCCCGCATAGCTCAGCGGATAGAGCACCGGATTACGGATCCGGGGGTCGGAGGTTCGAATCCTCTTGCGGGTGCGACGGGATATAGCTCAGTTAGGTCCAGAGCGCTGGTCTGGGGGACCAGAGGTCCACGGTTCAAATCCGTGTATCCCGACGTGACCACAGAGATTGGAATTGGTTGGTATGGCAAGTTCAATCTTTCCGGACCAATCACCAGCGACCAGGCCGCCAGGGCCCTGAGCCTTCTCGTGCAGACAGGGCAGACAGAGGGAGCCCACCACAAGGCCTGGACCATCGACCAGGCCGTCAGGATCCTGGCCGGCGACGACTACGAGGCCCTAGTGACCGCCCACATCGACGAGGGGTTCAGCTGGACCGAAGGAGAAGAGTAAGAGCAGAGTTTCCCGTGGCTCCCCAAAGGAGCATGATTCACGGAGGCTTCCAGGCTCTATAAAAACTGTGAAGCCATACCTTGGAAGGTGGCGCCATGGTGGCAAAACGGTCTTGAAAACCGCGCCGATGTAAGAGTCGAGGGTTCGATTCCTTCACCTTCCGCTGGCTCCAGTCAACGCAAGCGCAAGGTCCCTCAGATACACACTGGAGCTGTGCAACGAAACTGGGCCTTGATCAATGTTCCTGCAATGGCCATCCATCACGCACCAGGGCCCATCGCATGATCCCGTAGCTCAGCTGGTTAGAGCAGCGGACTCTTAATCCGAAGATCGTCCGTTCGAATCGGACCGGGATCACAAGCCCAGTTCACACTGCTGGCTATATCCATGGGAAGAACGACTGGGCCTAGTTCACTTGGCGGGCGCGTTCCCAAGAATTCGACAGCTGGGCCCAGCTCAAGGCGAGAACTGTCCCCATCTCACAAGCGCCTGGGCCCAGTCATTGCTCGAACCGTACCCATCATCCAGACATTGGGCCCAGGTCACTGAAGCTCCCGTATACCCAGATGATGGGCACCTGGGCCCAATCCCTCGACGATGCCAGCCTCAAAGTTCTAGCGCTGGGCCCAGCCCTTAGGAGCACTCAACATCCAACATGGCCATTGCTGGGCCCAACTCATAGAATACGCAGAACCCAAAAGCAATCCTGTTGGGCCCAGACCATCCGTCGATCAACACCCATAGCGTTCACGCCGGGCCCAGTTCAGTACGAATGCAGAACCCACGATTAGCCCCGCTGGGCCCAGGCCACCCATGCATCAATGTCCATAGCGTCAACGCCGGGCCCAGCTCATAAAGAATGCATAACCCACGATGGCCGCTACTGGGCCCAGCTCAAAGGTGACGAATAGTGCCCACATTAGCGACCGCTGGGCCTAATGCCTCTCGTACCGGAAGTACAGCCGGGCCTTCTAAGCCCAGCGTCGCCGGGTTCGACTCCCGGGAGAGGCGCGATCGTGCCTGACATGCGCATGAGTCAGCCTTGGGAACGTCCACACGGACGCGGTGCGACAATCCTTCAGTTAGCTGAGAAAGGGCAACGTACCTAGTATGTCGCTGATCCGGTGCCTGAGCGGTCCATAGGCCCTGACTTTTAATCAGTGTGTTCGTCGGTTCGAATCCGACCCGGATCACTGGTACACTGATACCAGTACCTCGACGCGGTGTAGGGAAGTTCGGCTGTTCCCGCTGGGCTCATAACCCAGAGATCCCCGGTTCAAATCCGGGCACCGCCACTTAACCCTAAGGGCCGAACGTGGCACTATTCCCATCCTGAACTCGCCCTTAGGTCCCTGTCCGCGTAGCTCAGCCCGGAAGAGCACCTGCATGACACGCAGGCGGCCCCAGGTTCAAATCCTGGCGTGGACACGCACGTGGTACCAGGGCCACGGCTCGTGCACTCTCCAAAGCCCAACCTCCCTGGTCTACGTCGCGACGCGGTGGGCGAATTGGTAGAGCCGCCTGGCTTTCACCCAGGACATTTGCGGGTTCAAATCCCGTCCGCGTTACGGTACAACCCTCACTACCAGTAGGACGGAGAACTTGATGAAGGTCCGCACAAGGGTGGGGGCAGTCCTCACCACAGCACTACTGGGGGTCGTCGGTGCGGTCGCACTGGCAAGCCCAGCATCCGCCGCAAGCTATGGGCCATACGAATTGAAGCATGGCCGGTCCGGGCTCTGCTTGGAGGCACCTACCAGCAACCTTAACCAGCAGTTGATCCTGAACTACTGCGGCGGTCCGGCTTCCCACAACGAACACTTCATCTTCGACGACTCGGGTACCGGCGCGTATCAGTACTTCGTCCGTCTCGAAGGCACTTCGTACTGCCTGGTGCCCGGGAACGCTGACTTGTTCGGCTCGACGGTGGTCCTGTGGCCCTGTGACTACGGGTCGTACCGGTTCGTCTGGTACCTCGGGTTCCCGAGCGAAGTGGACCACAGCCTCAGGAACCTGATGAACATGTACACAGCCCAGCGGAATGTCCCAGCCTCGGGCTGGTGCATCGACAGCGTTAACTCGAACGCCGGGGTGTACGTCACGATGCGCGGCTGTTACGGCGACGGTTTCTGGTGGCTGACGCCGAAGAGCTGAAAAGTTGTCAATGGGACTAGTGATGACCCTAGCTGCATGCGAATGGGTACTGGCGGATGCAGCAACATGGTGATTCACCCGTGCGCGGAAGCATGGTCTCATTGAAGCCAGTGCCCACCTGGCCATTCCACGGAAGCGGATACTGCCGCACAGAATTCGAATAAGTCAATGGCCAGGTTCATTCCCTCGTAGCTCAATTGGTGGAGCAGGCGGCTGTTAACCGCAAGGCTATTGGTTCGAACCCAGTCGAGGGAGCAATACCCAGCGAGAAAGGACCCGTCGATGACTAAGAGTGTTGAACTCGACAACATCGTCACCGACAACGAAAACTTCATGACCTGGATCCTGGGCCTGTTCGCTGGCCTGGACTGCCGTGACATGTTGTGGTGGCAGACGGAACATGACTATGGACCGTTCATCAGGTTCTATGTCATGTGCAACGACACCTTCACCTGGGCCACGGCGGACATGGAAGAGGTCACGAGCGAGAACGCACAGGACCTGGAACAGGCCATCGCCGATGTCCAGGCCATTGACCCCGACGCTGACGAGTGGATGGGGCCGCTCCTGTTCTGTGCCCGGCAGCGTGGCCTGAGGCCCATGCCCAGGATGACACTGCCGGAGAATCTGAAGCCCCTGTTCGACGCCTGTGGTCCTGAGCGGACAAGCAACGACTCCCCGGAGTAAGAAAACGATGCAGATGGTCGTGGGGCAAGAGACCAACTACCAGAAGATGTCGTGGCACGCCGACCAGGTCGAACGGCTACAGGCGCGGATCGAGGAGATGGAGCAGATTGCGCTCGCTGTGGGTACCGCCCAGCAGTGGGGACGGATGGAATACTCTGACTCAACCCCACTGTCCGACACCTACATGGCAGACGTGGTCCTGCGCAACAACCACGAGTACCGACGAGCGGTTTCAGCCCGCAACGGGCACCAGCAGCAGATCCAGATGTACTCAGCGCTGATTGTCGCTGGTCATCTGAAGACAGACCACATCCGGGTCGACGGGCGAATAAGGATCCGGAATAGAATCTCGCCAGCTGTCGAGAGTGCCTAGTAGCCGAATTGGGGACGGCAGAACGGCAAACAGTTAGAGGCACAGTTCGCCCCTTTGGGCTGTGTCCTCGCGCGCTGGAGCCCATCCGGTTGGTGGGGCCTGCCTTATAAGCAGAATGTGGTTGGGTTCGACTCCCACCTGGCGCACGGTAGCGAATCTTGGGAATGTCCAGGATCTAAGTAACATGCCCGTGTAGCTCAGTGGCAAGAGCACCGGTTCCACACACCGGTTGGCCTAGGTTCGAGTCCTAGCACGGGTACTGTGCCTGTAGCTTAATTGGTAAAGCGCCAGATTGTGGCTCTGGTATATGCGGATTCAACTTCCGTCAGGCACCCTCGTTGAGGAACATCTCAAGCCAGTATGGGCCGAAGCCCAGCGCTGCCTGTAAAGCAGTAGCCCCTGGGGGTTTGACTCCCTCTGCTGGCACAAGCTAGGACCAGGAGAACGGTGTTGCCCAACGTAGCAGCGTCCTAGCCCATACTTCATAGAGACAAGGAGCGCATCATGAACTGGACCTGGACCGGACTCATCATGCTTCCCTGGACTCCGACTCTTGACGGCCGGACTTTCTATATAAGATCTCTTCGTTGGTCACGACTACCAATTCCGGTGTTCATTGATCTTCCATTCATTCCAGCCCCGAATCCCGTCGTTGGCAGGTGCATGTTCCTGAACACCAGTAACGAGGGCGACATCTTTGCCGACATTGACTTCTTCTACGACGACGATCAAGTCGTCGGGTTCTACCCCGAAGTCGACTTGGACCACAATGGTGAACTAACGGCCATTGGCCTAGGCACAAGACCCATATGGCGGCAGCTGCGACCCATCACCAGGCCCAGTGAAATAGAATGGAAGCCACGTAGATTCCCACCCCTGCTCGTATAGCTCAGCGGATAGAGCGCTGCCCTCCGAAGGCAGAGGCCGCTGGTTCGAATCCAGTTACGAGCGCGCAGGTGCTCAGGCATGGCGCCTCGGTACAGTACCTTGGTGACTGGCTAGCAAGTCGCCAAGGATCGTCGGGCCGGAAGCTCCAGTTCTCCTGAATGAGATCGTCATTGGCCAGGGAGAACTGGGCACATGTCTTCAAGGGGAAGGGATCCAGATGGCTGACGAGTTTGACCCATCCGATGATCAAACGCCATTGGTTGACCTCAAGGGCCTCAGCTTCAAAGATTTGGAAAAGCTCAAAGGCAATCCAGCCCTGGAGGCAACCCTCAGGCGCCTCCTTGAGGACGTGACAACGCCCAGAGAAGCCGTCTCTGGCTTTTCGTCTGCCGTCTAGGCCGTATGCCCGAGTGGTCAAGGGCCGCGCCTGCAAAGCGCGAGCTTGTCGGTTCAATTCCGACTACGGCTTCGCAACATCCATTACCCGGTGGGAGGATGAATTGAAGTTCAAGAGGCTTCTAGCCGCGCTTGGCATCACGGTGCTCGGCATCGTGGGCACGCTCGCGGTGACAGCGGCGCCGGCCCAGGCTACTGCCTGTAGCAGCGGGCAGCTATGTACATATTGGAACGTCATGAGTGGCGATCCGATGTACTACTACACCACGCCGATCTGGACGTGCCTGAATATCGGCTCGACGTGGAACAACCAGATCAGTTCCATCGACAACCGGCGCGACTTCACCATCACGATCTGGGACGACTACGGCTGCGCCAGTGGCAGTCGACACGTCACCCTGGGCCCCTCGACCTACATCTACGACCTGGGCTGGCCCGACCTGTTCAATGACCGGGCCAGTTCGATCAGCTTCGGCTGGTAGTGGGTTCACCGGGGGTAGTGCCTGCCAGTGCTACCCCCACCCTCACTGCTGTCCACCGTGGACTAGGCGGATGAGCGTTGGGTCTCAGGCTGGAGTCATATCCCGGCCACGCCCGGATCGTCACCGGGATCCGCTACGTGGAACTACCCGCAGATTTCCCCAGAAGCATGCCTGAGGTCTACGCCATGAGCGACCGTGGCCCCACCATTGCTGACCCCAGGACCTTCACCAGCTATGGCGGCGGGGCCTGCCCAGAGCAGCACTGGGGCTACCTCAGGGACGGGCGGCCGTTCTACTTCCGGATTCGTAGCGCCACCGCGAGCCTATGCGTGGGACCCATCGACGTACGCCCTGACGACCTTCCCCTAATCAACCCCAAGTTCAACATGGCCGAACACAAGGCCGCATTCATGGCCGGCCTGGACTACGGGGAGACGTTCTTCCTGGGTCCCCGCCCCGAGGCTGTGGTCTATCCCGATGAGCCCCTGGTCGGTTGGTTCCAGTCCGACGAGGACCGGCAACGGGTCTTCACCACACTTCTGGACCAGCTCCTAGAGCCCCCGGGCACCGGGACCGGCTGGTGCGCACCAAGCCCCTAGGGGCGCCTACGTCCCTGCTGGACGGCCGGCTGCTGGCTCGGAGGCAGAGGGCTCTTGGGATTGGGCTCATAGCCGGCTGAGGTCAGCTGCCAGTGGTAGCGGGCAGCTACGTCCTGCCAATACCTACGGTCGGCGGACTCCGCCCTTAACTCAGCGGCCTGCTCTGCTCTCATCTGCCTGATGTTGCTGTAGGTTTCCTGTTCCCGGGCCGCTGCACCGCTGCGCCAGGCCAAGAGCCCGCGCCCGAGCATGGAGAAGAAGGCGATCCCGCCCGTAGAGAGCAGGATCGTCAACAGTGTCGTGGCCCAGGCTGGCACAGATTATCCCCCCGTTCGGCTCCGTTGATACCTGCTGAATTGCAATGCCTCGGATCGAACAGTGGCCACTTCACGCCACCGAGCTGTTAACAAGCATGCCCATCCGATAAGAACAAGCGACAGTGGCAGTTCGATCAGGTTCCCGCTCAATACGCTGGCCAGGCCAAAAATCGCAAAGGTGACGATCAAGGGCCAAAGGCCTGCATACTCTCCTAGCCAGATATCTGAGGCCGAGCCCAGAGCCGAGGTCAGTCCGCCCACGGCCAGCAAAAGGGCCCAGAGGAAAATAACCGGACCTCCGACTGGTGACACAGGATTGGAAGCAGTGAGAGGCGGCCAGAGCAGAACTGCTATGCCACCACAGCCGATGAGGGCGTAACCAATAGCCCGGAACCAGCGCCAAGCAGCACTCGTCATAGCACCTCATCGTACGTTTAGATCTTCAGTTTGAGGACCTTTCGCTTTACTCTGTGATCATGACTCACTTCGGTGATGAACCAGTCGCAACTCGCGCAGATGCAGCTGAACGCTCCCTACGATCCCTGGCCCAAGGCTTCGCACTCGACATTGCTGTTGCCGTGATTCTGGTGCTGTCCACCGCGTTCGGGGCCATTGAATGGACCCCGACCTACTGGAAGGCCCTGGGCCTCACTCTGGCCAAGTCGGTTCTCCAGGCTGGTGTCGCATACCTGATGCGGGTCTACGTCATTCCCAAGCGGTCCACGCCGGTCTAGGCCCTGAGGTCTGACTCCTGGACCTGGGTCCAACGACCATGGACCCGTACCTCGATCTTGACATCCTGGTCCTGGACTTCGGCGAAGCGGGCAGCCTCAGCATCAACGGCTGCCTGCTGGCCCAGGGTCCTACGGAGCCACAGCTGAAACTCCTTAGACTCCACCATGCGCCGCCAGGCCAGCTTCCGGTTCTGCCACTGGCTGCGTTCGTCCCGGGCCTCGCCACGGGCCCCTGAGGCCCTGTGAACGTACCGGGCGCCAGTGTCCCGCTTGTTCTGGTTCTGGCCGCCGGAGCCACCGGACCGGAAGGTTTGGAACTCACAGTCGGCTGCGGTCACGCTCAGGATCCTGGTTCTGGCCACGCTTCCAGTCTAGCTAAACCCCCACGTCCCCATGTAGGCTGAGGGCCCACTGCTCCACAGGAAAAGACCCAGGTCCCGGCCAGGACCTGGGTCTCTTCTTACTACCCGAGGAAGAGAAAGGCTTAGACGTCCGGAGTGACTTCCTCCGGAGGACCGGCCACGACGTCCAGGCGCTCGGCCAGGCCAGCCACCACGACGAGCTGGAGGTCGCCTGTAGCAGCCAGCGGTCCCGTGGCGTCCACGTGGACGTTCGCGGTGCCCAGGGTACCGGTGGCAGCGGCTTCGGCCGTGCCATCGCCGTTGTCGGTCAGGTTGATGATGCTGGGGTCGTCCACCGTGTAAGTAACCGTCTCGCCATCAGGCGTAGGTACGGGGTTTCCGACCTCGTCCGTGAAGGCCACGGACAGAGCCACCTTCTTGTCGGCCTGAAGATCCATGATGAGATCCACCTTTCGCGGACACTTGAATTGAGGAGCGGGCCCTATGACTCGGTCCGATTCATCGGTGTCGAGAGGCGGCCCAACGTGCCAAATGAGTGAAGGGGAACATAGGGGTTTGCCACAGGCGCAACCGTCAATAGTGACGTGAACAGAGACGCTCAATAGGGCCTCCTTCGATACGCAAGGCCCTCATACCTTACCAAAAGAACATGAACACTAAACCGAGAGTGAATGACGCCTTGATCAGGTGTCGTCCCCGTCGCGCTCAGGGTCCCGGCGAATCTCATCAGCCGTTGCCTCAGCAACAGCATTGATGGCCTGCGGGGTCAAGTTGACGGCGCTACCGATAGGCGCACCCCCACCTTCTCCTGAGCAGCATTCGTCGAGACTTTCGCTGACGTCATTGACCTTCGCCAACACCTCGTTGACTGAGGTTTGAACGCCACCGACCTGGTTCTGGAGCGTGACGTAGATGCCGGCGTTGTTACCCATGACGATCTGGTACATCTTGTAATAGTTGGGGTTGGGAAACCCGCTGGCCGCGTCGTTGGGCGGGACCCAGTTCCATAGCTCTTCGGCCGTTGGCATACCGTCATCCTCTCCAGTTATCGCCCCATAAACAAGGCTCAAGGTCACCGGGTCGTTGGCATACTGATTCCAGAGCCCAGCGTGTAGGTGGTAGAGATGAGAGTCATCGGAGCTGGACGGACGGCCCTCATACCAACCAACCACAACCTGGCCATCGAAGGTGCCAAACCATTCCGCCACACCAGGTGCAGCCCCGGACCGAACGAGGTTGTCCATGCGATGGGAGGCGTCAATCAGGGTCTGGCCCTGGATGCCGGTATCAATAGCCCGGTACCAATTCTGGTCACCAGTCTTGTCCTTGGCGTTGACCGTGCCATAGCTGCGATTGGTGCAATAGATAGAAGTCCGGTCCCAGTTGGCCGACCTGTGTCGTCCATAGAGATGGTTGTTGTCGCCAGGCGCACCGACCGCCGTTGGCCCCAGGTTGTAGAAGACACGTACGCGCTCAATCATGGCCTGAAGGTTGGGCGGCACGAACTGCCAGCCCCATACCGGCTCACTTGCCAACTGGATATATGACGGCATAGTCACTCCCTTAGGGCGTGGACAATGCCATCGTGCCACTCAACGGGGCTAAGGGGAATTACCCCCAGGTGTAGCTGCCCGACTCAGCCCATAGTGACTGGAGCGTGGTGGAGAGAACATCACGTGGGCTCGCGATCCGGGCCGCCTTCCTTTCCCCATCCATCAGGAAGCGACAGGCGTGGACGAGCGCGTCCAGGCGGTCAGGCGAATCCCGTGTTCCCCAGCCCGTGAACATGGCCATCTGGTCCTCCAGCAAGGGGAACCGACCCACGTGATGGAGCTTGCCTTGCTCGCAGCGCATAGCGACAGGTTCGCCACGGGTCTTCTTGCCAATCTTGGAGTCGATACCAGTGACCGGCGGCTTGGTGTGCTCCGGGAAAACGCCCTGACCCACAAGCTCGTAGTAGGCGTCGTTGAACACCTGCTGCATCCAGCGCTTACCCAGGGTCGTTTCACAGACGACCATGTCGGCGCCCCACTCGGCGACCACACGCCATGTCTCCAGGGCTGCCTCTCGGCCCACAGCCATGATGGACCGGTCGGCCAGGACCCAGAGGTGGTTGTCCCGGGTGCGGGAGACAACGACGATGCCCATCTCGTCGTCCTCGCCGGTGAGTGAAGGGTCGACGCCGACGACCGTGGCCACGATGTCGTCGCCGATCTGGTCCCGGCGGTTGTTCTCGATGTCCAGGCGGCTGAACAGGGCCCCATCAAAGGACTCAATGATCTCGCCATACAGCTCCTGGCGCCCGATCATGGTGCCTTCGTACCGGCGCCTTAGTTCTTGGATGACCAGCTGGGACAGGTTTGCGCTGTTATCAAAGGTCGAGCCCCGGATGACGTGGACGGTGCCGTCGTCGCGCTGCACCCACTCCTGGATGATGTCGACTGGCTTCGGGGTGGTGGTGACAAAGGCCCGGGGATGGTCGCCGATGAGATCGGCCCGGAGCGAGGGCATGATGCCCTGGTCCCATGATTGTTTTGGATATTTCCATTTACAAATCTCATCGAGCCAGGCACCAGAAGCGTTGTATCCACGTCCCACGTCCGGGTCGTCGGCGCCCTCGGTATAGATCTTGGCTCCGGACGGGAACTGGACCATGGGCCGGGGGCTCATCTTGTAGCGGTGCTTGATCTTGCGCCGCTCCAGCACCCGGAGGATGCCAGCTGGACCCTCCATGCAGATGGTTCTGGCATCAGACAGTGTCTCCGCAATCACCAGCCACTCGGTGGGGACACCGTGTCCGTCGTACGGGTGCTTCAGGACCTGGTTGATGACCCACTCGGATCCGGCCCTGCTCTTGCCGAATCCACGCCCGGCCAGGGCCAGGCACACGAACCAACCACCAGGAGGTGGCACCTGCTCGGGTCTCGCGACCCACCACCACTCCCCGCGCAGAATCTCGTCGATCAGATAAGGGGGCTGGGCCGCGAGCCAGTCTCTGCGGTCCTCAGCGGGAAGCGCAGCTACCCTATCCTGGAGAGATAGCCCCACAAGAAATGATCATAGATAGTATGTCCACTTTTGTCGATCATCGCTCATGGCCATGCTGACGACAGCGACTTCGGCCTTGACACCCGGACGTAGGGGTGTCTAACCTAGAGCCATAGCAAGGTTGACAACTCCACAGGGGCACCACCACCACGGACCACCAGCAAGACGCTAGACTTGAGTTCAAGCGGTCCGGTCCGCTGCACGAAGGGGTGATTCCTCCCCGGGTTCATCCGCCCTTCGAGCGCGCCAGATCGCCCAGCCCATAGTCGCCCCAGGTGTTACCTTTCCGCCTGGTCCTGGCGATAACCGGCCGGCCAGTTCCCTCTCCGGTTGGGCGACTGAGGGAACCATTGGTGGGGCCACGGCCGGGGTCGGCTGTGGCCCCACCCCCTATGTCCTCCGCGCCAGAACCTCGGCCCCCTGTGCCCCCGTGCAGGGCAGTGAGGTGCCGCGCGGTGGTGGTGGATGCGGCGGTTCGTGTCGGTTGGGCGCTCCTTCCTGGCACCGAATGCCGGCCCCCGTGGGGAGAGGATTCTGTTCGGGTCCTCTCCCCATGCTCCGCCCCCAGGGAGCCGTGGAGACGTCAACAGGGAGTGAAGGGAGTGATCTCATTCGAAATCCCTGAAGGCTGGATCATGACGGGCTACGTTTGGTTTGCTCCCTTCAGGTCCCTGAGCCTTAGTCCAGTCCTGCGTCTCCACGGCCCAACAACCAGGGAACGGCAATGATCTCCACCTTTGACTTGGCCTGGATGGCCGGGATCCTCGACCTGAAGGGTCGGATCCTGAGGAAAGCCAACCGAACCCGGAACACAGTCCAGATGGTCCTCTCCGTCGACACCAAGGAAGTAAGCGTCAGCCGGAAGCTGACGGCCATGACCGGTACCGCAGCCGAGATGAACCTGGCCCGAGTGCCTGGGGACTACCTCAGACGCCAGTGCAAGGAACACTGCCTGGAGCCCCACGTCCACGTGTCCCGGGGACCGGTCGAGTTCAACAGCTGGCGCTGGACCGCCACTGGAGCAGCCTTTGTCGTCGTCCTGTTCAACGTCAAGCCCTACCTCCAGGTGGACCGTGGCTACGCCGAGGCCGTTAACCAAGTCAATGACGTGGTGACCCTGGAGGGCCAAGGAAGTGGCTCCGTCATGGACAGCCTGCAGCGCATGTTGAACCTCGGCTGGGACATGCCACGGCGATACGCACTGGCCCTGGATCGTAGACTCAAACTGGGTCACAGCCGTACCAGTAACGCAGCCTAGGCCCCCATAGCTCAACGGATAGAGCAGCATCGTCCTAAGGTGAGGGTTCCCAGTTCGAATCTGGGTGGGGGCACGTGATCGTGACGTGGGGCAAGTCCCAAGAGAACGGCATCTGGACGACCTCAAAGCCCAAGTGGAAGTTGCTCTGGCGCAACCACGACGCACTGTTCATCGCAGCTGGAAGACTCCGGCTGCGGATCATGAAACCAAGCAAGGGAAGGAGATAGAAACATGGGCATGTTATAGGTGCCGGAAGGTCCGGCACGGTAAGGAAAACCGTGTCCAGAACAGACAAGGACGCACCCTGGTGGGTGCGAACCAAAACCTACAGCCCTGACCACGCCGCCAACTGCCCCGAGCGTCAAGGGGCCCCATACATACGGCGTCAGTACCCGTTGCGGGTCTGCAACCTTCCCGAGCGCCCTGTCCGCCGGCACCCCGGCCTCAGTAGCTGGCGCCACTGGAAGGACATTGGCTGCACTTGGGACCCAGACTACGAATTCATCAAGAACAGGAACAAGTGGTACCCGTACTGGGGACCACGTCGCAATGACCGGCACTTTCGCTGGTGGGGTCCCGACCGGGCCCAGGCCCGGGACGATTGTCGCAAGGCCCAGAAGGAGTACCACGGGAGCAAGGAAGTTCATGTTGTTCCCCGGACCGTGAACCACCGGCACGGACCGGGCAAGGGCTGGTGGAACTAGGAAGGAGTTGGCCATGGACGAGACCGAGCTGGAGACCAAGGTCGAATGGATCCAATGGGCCGTCAAGTCTGACGTCTTCGACGATGGCTGGTTCATCGACCCAAGCGAGGAACGGGTCCGGGCCCAGGCGGCCCTCATCAGAAGCGAGGAGATCCTGTGTCGGCACAGGATTGACTGGCCGGTTGATGCCCCATCCCGGACCTGGGCCATGTTCGCTGGCGCCTGGACGGAGGCACCGAAGTGTTAACGCCAAACCTGCGTCAACGTTTCGCCCAGTCCCGGATCACGGCGCTGGACCAGGAAGAAGCGGCCGATGTAGCCCTGACTCTGTTTGCCAAGTGGTTGCATGAGCAAGCAAATAACCTAAGCGAACGGATGCTGCTGGCGGAGAACGGATCCGAGGTCCGCATGAAGCTCACTTGGGAAGCCATCGCTATCCGCAACTGTGCCCGTGACGTTGACCTCCTGATCATTGGGGGGAGGAACAACGCAGATGATTCGGCTCCCGCGTCAGTGTCGGACACGCACCAATGAGGCGAAGCGTGTGTTCCGCACCTTGGCCGAGGCCGAGGAGCACCTCAACAGCAATCCCGAGATGGAAGCTTACTTCTGCACCCATTGCGTGAACTACCACGTGGGCCACAAAATGAGCGACAAGTCTGGCACCAGGCCGCTTGCAACCCGCCGGCAAATCAGACAAGCCTTAAGGAAGAGCCGCCATGGCCGATGAGCTGACTCCAAGCCAAAAGGCCGCAGCGCTTCATGGCTGGGCCAGCAACCGAGCCGTGCCCCTGGAGGAACGCCTCCAGGCTGCCCTCCAGGCCCTGGACTTCTACGAGGCTGAGGCCGAAAGGCTCCGGGGGGAGTGTGGACTCATGAAGGCTCAACGAGATGATGTCCGCACAGTCCTGGCCGCAGCCCGTGAGTCTGACGACTGGGATCCGGGCGCCATGGTCATGCTCTACGACACGGTCGTCAATGACCGGGACGAGGCTGCTGCCGTCATCGCCAGGGCCCAGCAGGCGTTGGGGGTCGACCACCCCGTGTTCTGGGTCTTGGATGGGTACGACGGCTCTGGCGACACCACCAAGGTGGTACGCAGGGTGATTGATGCAGCTGTGGCCTACCGTAATGAGATGGTCCGGCTCGGCCGTTGGGCACCAGGTGAGGCGGCAAAGTACAACGCCGTCAGGTCCGACAGATGGGCACCAGAGGTCAATCTCATCGCAGCTGTGGACAAGCTCCTGGATGAACCAACCACCACATAAGCCTTACCCTTCACCCCAAAAACCCACGGCCCCAGACCTGCCATCTGGGGCCGTGGGCATTTTTCATTTGGGGCTTGACAGCAGGCGTGTCGTAGGGGCACACTTGCTGGGTACGTAGGGGTGAGATCCAGCCCCAACGATCAAAGGAAGGAGCGAAACGAAGTGAGCAGCCGTGAGCGCTACACGAGTGATGTGTGCTTGCCACTTCAGGATGTGTTCAACGCCAACTCAACCTGGATCCGCAAGGACCCAGGTTCCGGCACCATGAAGTTGCGGGAGAGCCTGCGCAGGGACGGCATGCTGTTGCCCATACTCCTTCGTCCAGACTTCAGGGTTATCGACGGAGCCCGGCGGCTCTTCGCGGCCCAGGAGCTTGGCTGGAGCGAGGTGCCCGTCCTCGTCACCGACAACTGGGTTGATGTCATCGCCCACTTCGAACGGGTGCGGAAGCTCGAAGAGGACGAAAGTTCCGCAGCCTCGTTGCTACGGGCGCCCATGAGCTGGACCGAGATCCAGGACCTGATCCAGGCCCATCTTCTGCCTCGCGCTGTCGATGGCCTCAAGGGACGCTTGCCCGTAGGCGGTCACTCTGAAGTGATAGCCGACATCGTCGACAAGCGGCCGGACGAAGTCCGATTCATCCGCGAGATCTTCGCCACCGCCCGCGCCTGTGGACGAATCAGCAGGGAGCACAGGCTTGCTGCTGAGGCCATCATCAGGAACACCGAGCGAATCAATGGACGCCGACACACGGCACTGACCTTCCTTCGGAAGCTGTCCAAGGGTGAGGTCACCCTCGACGAGGCGAAGGCGTTCAAGGCCGATCGGTACCTGCCCAGGGGTGCTGGTCGACCAAGGCCCGATCGCCCATCGGACGACAGGCCAGTAGGCCGGCGCTATGCGCCGAGAGAACATCCTTCAGTGATAGCCGAAGTTTCAGTGGCGCAGAACCTACTTGCGGTCCTGGAGCAGCTGGGTCTTTCGGCAAAGAGTTTCACCGAGCTTGACTCCAAGCTCGGTCCACAAGAGGCCTACGCCCTTGCCCAACGCATGCGTCTGGCCATTCCCCACCTCCACGCCTTCCGCAGGCTGTTGGAGGAGCGCGCAACCCCCAACAACCCAAAGGAGAGTTCCAAGTGAGTGCCCCCAAGCCTCGTTTCGAGGATGGAAGCAGCAGCAAGAACAAGGCGACGGCGGTGGAGGACGTTTCCACAACCACCACCGAGACCGACCTTCTCAACCGGATCTTCAAGTCGGAGAACCCGAACCACGAGGTAACCTTCGGAACCGTCAACCTCGACGACCTCCGCATCGACGAGCGGATCCAGCGGTCGGAACAGACCCGAGAGATCATCAATATCGCCGAGGACTTCAACCCTGGCGCCCTGGGCACCCTGACCGTCAGCGTCCGGGAGCTTCCCGGCGGCGTGGAGGAGCAGATCCTGCTCGACGGTCAGCAGCGCCGGGCGGCGTGCCTCAGGGTCGGCTGGCACGGTAAGGTCCGCGCGGTCATCCACCGTGGCCTGACTCTGGCCGAAGAGGCCCGCCTCTTCCGTCAGCTCAACTTCCGCCAGTCGGTCAACGCCCAGACGCTGTTCAAGGTGGCGCTGAGCGAGGGTGACTCCGAGGCGCTGGCCATCAAGGCCGTCCTCGACGCCCTCGGCCTGTCCGTCAGCATGAGCAGCTTCGGCGCCGTGAACGTGGCCCGCAGGGTCGTGCGTCGGCGCGGTGGCCTGACCCACTTCCAGTGGGCGCTGGAGATGATGCAGAAGATCTACGACATGGACCGTCGTGGCGCCGTCTACGACGGCCGGGTCGTGGAGGCCTTCGCCTTGCTGCACGAGCGGTACCTGGGCCAGCTGGACGAGGCCAACCTCATCAAGAAGCTGTCGGGTGCCCCCGGCGGTATGCAGGGCCTCATCGGTCACGGACGCACGGTCCGTGAGGTCAAGGGCGGCCAGATCGTCCCGGCCCTGATCGACGCCATCATCACCCGCAGCTTC